GTGTTATACTATGATGCACAATTAGTTAGTTAACTTTTATTATAAATAGTTAGAATATCTAAAACGAGGAATAAAATGAGCAAAGAAAACATTAAGAAAGCTATTGATGATATCTTTGAACAGAATCTAGATGGCATGAGAAATAATCTCAACACCGCTCTAACAGTTAAGGCTGTAGAGAAGCTTGAAGAGAAGAAGATTGAGATTGCAAAAAATTATTTTGCTAAGGATTAATCATGAAAAACGTCAAACAAATTCGCGCAGATTTAGATAGATTAGCCGAAGAAACAGACAATACTGATATTCGGAAGTTAACAACTCTTGTTCGAGCAGGATTGTTTGACCCCCATAAATTAACTATGCTTAAAAGAGCATTAAATAAAGATAATGTCAAGATGACGAAGGCCGAGAGAGAAACTCTCCTTGAACTTCTTGATAAATTATTGGGATTAGTAACAGCCAATCAGGGCATTTATACTAAAGTTAGACAAGCTGTTAATGAGGATATTGTTGTAGAAGATTTTGAATATTCTATGGCCAGATCAGAGTTAAAGAGTCTAATTAAAGATGCAGAAAATCTTTTGAGTATGCTAAAGGGTGAAGGCGATCTAGAAGCCTGGGTTCAATCTAAGATTACTAAAGCTGCTGATTATATTGGATCTGCGGCTAATTATATGGAAAGCGGCGAAGCTGATAATGATGAGGAAGATATTAAAGAAGAGTATGAAGAAATTGAAATCAATGAAGAAAATGCTAATAAATTAAAAAAGACTAGTATTGATATCAATCAAGTTCCATCAATCATTATTATGAAGCGTAAAGCTATTCGCGTATTTCCTGATGGTCAAAAGGTAGCACTCTATTGGGCAGACCGCATTAATAAGTATATTTCTGTTCCTTTCCAGTCCATCGGAATCAGTGAAGAAACTTTGAATGAAACGTCTCTAGAGAGAGCCACCGCAGCATATGCTGCTAGAAGGGCACAAAGTGCTAGTAACGATGATGATGATCCTAATTCAGTGAAATACAATTTTAAAGCTGCAAGAACACTTCGAAGAGTGCAAAAGAAATTTGGTAAACAGACTGCCGCAGTTACCCAAAGTATTGGTGATAAAGCTGCTAAAAAAGCACAGGTTGAAAAAGAATATAATAAAAATAATACACTTGGATCTATAGCAAAGACTTCTTTAGGTATGGCAGCTAGTGGTGATATTGGAGGCGGGCTTGGAACTTTAGTTGGTGCAGGATTAAGATCAATCATTAGAGGTAAAAGAACTACACCAGCACCAGCGCCTAAACTCATATCTAAACCTAATGCTAAACCTGCCACACCTACCCCCGCTCTTGTTTATCCCCCCGGTGGCGCATTTTCTTATGGAAAGAAAGGACAGCCCGGAACTCCAACTTCTAGAGGGCCCAAGGGCAGATTTGCTGCTCGCCTTAAAGAAATGAGAGAGTATGGTGTAGCCGATGCTGCCGCAGACGCAGCAAGCTTTATTCCAGGTCCAGCAGGTTCAGCGGCTAGCCTTGCATCAGCGGGGCTGTCACTTTCAAGAGGAGATTATGTTGGTGCAGGATTAGATGCGTTGGGCGCAATTCCACTTGTAGGATATGCAGCTAAGGCTGCTAAAATAGCTAAAGTAGCTAGAGCTGCTAGTAAAGTTGCAGGAGCAGCCGCTGATGCAAATAAAGTTGCAAGAGCAGCCACTGATGCAAGTAAAGTTGCAGGAATAGCCACTGATGTAAGTAAAGTAAGAGATATAAAAGTTCCTTCATCTAAACCGGCAAAATTGCCCGGTAGTGGTAACTTTAAAGGTAAATTGGGTGGAGAGAAACCTTCAGGATCAGGATCATATGATCCTAATGCTAAACCCGCTACATCAACACCAAAAACTACTACACCAAAACCTGAAACTACTACACCAAAACCTGAAACTACTACACCAAAACCTGGTGGAGAAAAACCAAAACGTACCCGTGCCGAACGCTTAGCTGCTCGCGCCGCCAAACTAGGGGCTGCCGCCCGCCTTGGCACCGCTTTCGGTGGTAGTGGTGGTAGTGGTGGTAGTGGTGATAGTAGATATCAAGGTAAAGGTGCTGCACCAGCATTTGGTGGGCATGGTATCAATGTGACTAATCCTTATGCAGCCTCTAGAGAAAGAAAAGCTAATATAAATTTTGCATCTTCTATGCAAGAAGATAGTGATAAAAATACAAATAAATTGGTTTATAAGTCTAAAGGTGCTGCGCCAGCATTTGGTGGAAAATCTATAGGAACAAGTAGTTCTGTTCATGCCTATAGAGAAAGAAAAGCTAATATAAACTTCGCTGCACAACAGAATGAAAATAACAATCTTAATAATATTAAAATGGCATCAGAAAGTAATGAATCCACTATAATTGAATTTGATGATGGTAATATCAAACTAACTTCTGGTGTAGCAAAGAGAATCGTCGAAGTTTATGATTCTCTTAATGCAAAGAACAAAAGTGTCGTTGAAGAAATGATAAATACTAATAAACAGAGTTTCACGAAAGTTTTAGAATTTTCGCTAAGGAATTAGGATAAAAAATGGCAAGCTCAACCAAAATAATTGACACTCAAAAAAGAGTTGTATATAAGTTTTTAGGCAATACCGATGAAGTATCTGGTGTATATAACCTAAAGGTTGATGCAGGATCACTCAATTTTGCTTTGAGTAATACTGGAGCAATCTATAATTCAGTATCAGGTATTGCAACATCTAACACTCGGCAAACAAGATATGAATTAGCCATTAAGAAGGTTATATATAGTATCAATTCCAACACTGCATTAGGAAATCTTCTTGAGATTGCTGCTGACGGATATAGTCTTGCTGGAACCAATTCTAATACAATTCTTATACTTAGTGGTTCGGGCGAAATGAAGTTCGCTGAGGGCGGCGATTCTTTTACCGTCAATAATATACCACTATCTACTAGTACCGGCAATATTAATTTTCGTATTCCAGTAGCTACAACCGGATTATCTTACACCGTCATTGTGGACTTCCGTAAGAACCCAACGAATTATGATCAAGGCGCCGCCGCTGATCCAACAGCATTCAATAGATAGCACATGAAGAAATTAATAGAACATATTATACTCAAAGAGTTTGATCAAGCTAATCAAATTTTAGAAGAAACTTTTCCAGCTATTCTAAGAAAAAAACTTTTTGAAATGAAGAAGATGGTTGCAGCTACGGTCTGTGAGGAGAAGAGTGAAGATGTTGAACCTCTAGATGAAGCTCGAATCAAAATCATTAAGGCTCGCGTTCGACAAGGTAAGATCCAAAGGCGCAAGAAAGTTTCTAATGTTCCTGGTTATACACTAAGAAGCGGTAAATTAACCCGTATGTCTCCTATGGAAAGACGTAAGAGAAAAATGGGTGCGAGGAGAGCTAAGATTAAGCGAAGAGGCAAGATGTCAAGAACCTTAATCAAGAGAAAGCGTTCACTCAGAAAACGAGCAAGCATAGGGCTACGATAAAATGAAATTGATTTCAGAAGAAGTTTTAGATGTTCAATATCTTGTTGAAGAAGATGAAAAAACTGGCAAGAAAGAGCATTATATTCAAGGTATTTTTATGCAAGCTGAAAAGCAAAATAGAAACGGCAGAGTGTATCCACTTCACGTTCTATCTAAAGAAGTTCAAAGATACAATCAAGATTATGTTCAGAAGAATAGAGCATTTGGTGAATTAGGGCATCCCGATTCGCCCACAATCAATTTGGATAGAGTGTCGCATATGATCACTAAACTCTATCCAGATGGTAATAACTTTATTGGTAAAGCAAAACTATTAGATACTCCTAATGGTAAAATTGTGAAGAGTCTATTAGACGGTGGTGCTAGTCTAGGCGTGTCAACAAGGGGCGTAGGGTCTCTTAAACCACACAATGGCTATCAATTAGTACAAGATGATTTTCATTTGGCCACAGCGGCCGATATCGTCGCGGATCCTAGTGGTCCAAACTGTTTCGTTGCTGGAATAATGGAAAATTTTGATTGGTGGATGAACAACGCAAGCGGCGAATGGGAAAGACGATATGTCAGTGATGCTCATAAAAAGATTAAAACCTTTACTCGAAATGAAATAGAAGAAAAGGCAATTTTAATTTTTGAAAACTTTATTAAGGGCATTTAATTATTGATGTATCATTTTGATAAATATAAGTCTGAATCCAAGGAATTATAAATAACTGATAAAGGAGTATTCTAATATGGCATCACTTACCGAAACTGCTAAGGCAATTCTTATGAAGGAGTCTGATGATCCGACTCCTGATAGAGGCGCCGAAACAAAGACACCTAATGCACTAACGCTTCGCCCTGGTTCAAGGGGTGTTGTGGGCAAATTTGCAAATCCTGATGCGGAAGTTCCTACAACCGATGTTGAGGATCTAGGTCCTGCACTTGTATCTCCTACCGGGCAATCTGGTCCAGCTAATTCTAGCAAAAGAGGCAAGAAGGATTCTTCACGGTCATCCGTTTCTGCCGTTGCCGCCGAGAAGGTTAAGTCTCAGGCAGAAGTAATGGAAGAAGATGTCGAAATTTCTGAAGAACTAGAATCGTTTATTGAACAAATGATAGAAGAAGGACACAGTGAAGATGAAATTATGGAAGCTATTAACGACAATTTCGAGTTGGTTTCAGAAGAAGCCGATTCCCCAACTACCTCAACCAGTGAAGAAATCAGTGAAGAAGAAGAAGCCTCGTACGAGGTAGATATGTCCGAACACATTGATGCTCTTCTAGCTGGTGAAGACCTTTCAGAAGATTTTAGACAAAAAGCCACTACAATTTTCGAAGCTGCTGTAAAGCAGAAACTTGAAGAAGAAGTTGCTATTCTTGAGAAGGCTTTTGAACAAACTCTTGAAGAAGAAGTCGAAAGAATTCAAGAAGAGCTATCAAATAATGTCGATGACTACCTTAACTACGTTGTTGAACAGTGGGTTACTGACAATGAAGTAGCTATTCAGGAAAGTCTTAGAACAGAGCTAACTGAAGATTTCATCTCTGGGCTAAGAAATCTCTTTGCAGAGAATTACATCGACATTCCAGAAGACAAAGTAAATGTTGTAGAAGAACTAGCCGGTAAAGTTGATGAACTTGAAGGCAAGTTGAATGAAGAAATTGAACGTAATGTTGCCCTTAACAAGGTATTGTCTGAAAGCATGAGAGTAGAGGTTTTGAATGACTCACTAGATGGTCTAACCGATACACAAGCTGAAAAGCTTAAGGCTCTTGCTGAAGGCATTGATTATACTGATGTTGACCAATATAAGAATAAAGTCAAGACATTGCGTGAAAATTACTTTCCATCATCTATTGCAAATCCCTCAGAGCCACTCGATCAAGCAGTATCAGCCTCAGCAGGAAGATCAATGATTTCGGAAGAAACTGGTCCCATGGCAAAGTATGTACAAGTTTTAGGTAAAACATTACCTACCTAATTAATTAGTTTTATAAATAATAAAGTATCTTTAAGGAGAACAAAATGTATCTTTCAGAACAACTAGAAAACAAGTGGTCCCCCGTGTTAGATCACGGCGGGCTATCTGCAATTAAGGATCCCTACCGTCGGGCCGTTACCGCAATGCTTCTTGAGAATCAAGAGCGCGCTATGGCAGAAGAAGCTGGGCACCTTCGCGAATCTGCTCCAAGTAACTCTACGAGTAGTGCTATAGCCAACTATGACCCCATTCTAATCAGTCTAGTTCGCCGCGCACTACCAAACCTTATTGCCTATGATATCTGCGGCGTTCAGCCAATGACTGGTCCAACCGGGCTTATCTTTGCAATGAAGTCTCGTTCTACAAGTCAGACTGGTACTGAGGCTCTCTTCAATGAAGCTAACACCAACTTCTCTGGTCAGAACGCTGCTGGCGGTCTAACCGGCACTGCCGTTGGTACTCCAGGTGGCGGGTCATTCGGTAATACAAACCCAGTTTATGCAATGTCAGATTCGACTGTATATTCAACAAACAAGGGTATGACAACGGGCCAAGGCGAAGCTCTTGGTGATGGTCTTGGAGCTGGTAATGCATTTGCAGAAATGGCTTTCTCAATCGATAAGGTTACTGTAACTGCTCGCACTCGCGCCCTAAAGGCTGAGTACACCATGGAACTCGCTCAAGACCTCAAGGCCGTTCATGGGCTTGATGCCGAAACCGAACTAGCCAACATTCTTTCAACTGAAATTCTAGCAGAAATTAACCGTGAAGTTGTCCGTACCATCTACCGTTCAGCTACCGCTGGCGCTCAGTATGGTGTTACAACTGCCGGTACTTTCGATCTAGACACCGACTCAAACGGTCGTTGGTCAGTTGAAAAGTTCAAGGGTCTAGTATTCCAGATCGAGCGTGAAGCTAATGCAATTGCAAAGGCTACACGTCGCGGTAAGGGTAATATTCTAATCGTATCTTCAGACGTTGCTTCAGCACTAGCTATGGCAGGCGTTCTTGATTATACCCCCGCTCTACAGGCTAATCTAAATGTTGATGACACTGGTAATACCTTCACTGGTCTACTCCATGGGCGCATCAAGGTTTATATCGATCCCTACTTCGGTGGTTCTGCAAACGGTGACGAACTCTGCACCGTTGGTTATAAGGGCACTTCTCCTTATGACGCTGGTCTATTCTATTGCCCATACGTTCCTCTCCAAATGGTTCGTGCAGTTGGACAAGATAGCTTCCAGCCCAAGATAGGCTTCAAGACACGTTATGGAATGGTAGCCAATCCATTCGCCACAACTCGTGGTGATGGCACCGTCGGTGAGCGTAATACCGCTGCTGATGCAAATATCTACTATAGAATTTTCCGGGTTAGAAACCTATCTTAGGATTATACACTTACAAGAATCTGGGTTTACCAGACATTAGAGAAGGGGCTTTAGGGCCCCTTCTTTTTTTGATGTCGATCTAGTATATTCAGAGTGTATAAAT